TTTAAAAGTTTAAAAGTGTTTGATATGTTAATGCCAGCTATAATCTCTTCTTGATCACAATGGTACTCCTCAAAATTATCAGCGGCGAGAAACATATCAATTAGGGATGTCCTAGCGGTGTCCAATGTGACTATGTACATACCCTGTGGACGAAAGTAGATATTTACATCATTTAGAATATCCTTGAGAACTTCAAAAGTTGATTTGATGGCAGATGCTTGAATCGTCACCAATTTCATATTACTAAATATTCCGCGTTTTATCTTTAAATCTGTTGGGTATATGCAACACCCTTGCTTACATCTCGGCTAATCTTTTCTTCCAGTTCACGTGTCATAGCAGGTTGAAGGGATTGGCCGTAAGAATCTAGAGAAAACATCTCCGAATCATTCTCGTCACCGTCAAGTGTTGACATGGAACAACCACCTCCAAAACCCCAATTCGTAATTTCTTTGTTTGGGAGGAGTGAGTCTAACCAGTTCTTTATCTCAGTACCAACGAGAATCTTTCCATTCTTTGTTAGCATAGTAGGTACTCGTGTAATCTTGTTCTTATACGCCGGTGGAATACCCTGGGTATTTATATTATGATAGTGCACAAGCTGTTTCAATTGTGGCTGTCTATTAATGTAGTCAATGACTTCCATAGAGTGCTTACACCTTGGGCTATATATCAGTAGAGACATCTAATAGTATACGGGTATTTTGTAAAAAAAAATTAACGCATAGTAGTAAAGATGATGAACTGGTCTCTGACGATCATTCTTATTGCCATTGTCCTGTTGCTCACAGTCAGGCGTGAGCCATTCACAGAAATATTTGGGTTTTCAGGGCACACCAAGCCAACTGGTCGTGTTCGTCTAGATGATACAAAGCCTGATCTCATGGGATACAGCCAGGCGGAAGCTAACATTGATAACGACTTGATGCAAGAATTCGTTCTACAAACAAATAAAGAAATTGCTAAGCGCACTGGTTTATGTACATACATTATTGAGACCGTCTCTGTCAAAAAGTATGTCAAGGAAGAAAAGGAAGTCTATGAAGCCGTATTCATGACTGTCAAAAACAACGGTTTCTCGTTTGGCTTCACTGTTGCGGCTTATTTTGAGGTTGTGAATGGAAATGTGAAGCTCGTTTCTCTTCGTACCCAGCCGCTTGAGGTTGAGTCTGCTTCTGAAATTGCTCCATTTGTTGACAGCGTTTCCGGCAAGGAATTTGTAAACTACGAACTTGTTAAGGAGAAGGCTACACCAAGTGTGGGTGAGTTAGAAATGGCTAAAAATAAATTGCAGTAATTGTAATGATCAGCATCAATGACGTAACAAAGATTGATGAAAAGAGGAAACAGATCAAAAAGGAAATATATAAACGAATATACGAACAGTTTTCTCGCAAAATAAAACAGTCTGTAGAGCTTGGTCACAAACAAGTGTTTTTGACGGTTCCAACGTTTGTTATTGGGTGCCCCACGTTTGATAGATCTGCTGCAGCCCGCTACGTGGCACGTCAATTTACATTAGGTGGATTTGATGTGAGACTCATAAGTGATTATGACCTCTATGTATCGTGGGTCATACCTAAAAAGGTTAAAGTCAGAAGTAACGAAGCCGAAGAACCAGACTTTCCAGACCTCATGAACTTGAAGAAGATGGCCGATAAGTACAGGAGAAGTGCGTAGGAAGACTGGTAATAAAAACACACTCAATGATAAATGGATAACTTAAATGTACTCGTTGAGGCGAAGAAGGAATACCTTGGCCAACTTTGCCTCATTATGTGTCCAGTTATGATTGAAGTGTTTCAGGATATGTACGACGAAGCGACGAAGCTTTCGAAGGGTAGAAAGACCCTCATCATGTTTCAAAAGCTTCTCAAGGAGGTTCCCAACTGGTCTAATCAGATGTCCTCCCAGCACACAAGCAACATCGCTGATCGTTGTGCTTGGTTTAGTGACCTCTTAGCAGCTGTGTTTGTTGCCTGTACGAAGATTCTTTCTGCTGTCCGACTCAAGTCGGATAACAAGAAGATCAGTCTTAAACTCCCAACTAACGAGGTTTTCATCCAAACTTGTTACAACAATGTTGCTAAGGACCTCTACAAAGACCCCTACATTTTTCACGAAGAACAGAGTGAGTACATGAGAGATGAGCAACTCACTCAGCGTTTCTCGGCTTGTATTGAGACTACTGTGAAGGAGCTCATTCCAGTTCAACAAATTCTTCAGACGTACATGTCTCAAGAGACTCGTGACATTGACTTGGATGGTGAGGTTCAAGATACCGAGGATCCGGATGTATTTGATGGTCCAGGAGCTGAAGAGACGCCCCTCCCAGAACCTGAGCCAGAACACCTCCCAGAAAACGAACCAATGATGGGCGCCGACGAGCAAATTCAACCCACTGGTCTAGAGAATGAGTTCAAAACGGTTCCAGGTGTCCAGGCTCCGGAGCCCGAGTTAGAACAGGAACCAATGGGAGAGCCTGAACCAACTTTTGGGGGACACCCTCCTCCTCAGGCTGAGACCGAAGATGATGGTGTCCTATTTGGTGACGCACCGGATCATCGTGTAAAAAAAACTGCGTATAATTAAATGGAGTTATCCGACTATCTCAGAGATCCAATGAGCGCTGCTCTCATAGCCGCGGCTATCACCGCTGGTTACATTCACGTAAAGGCTCAACTTAACAATGAGGGTAAATTGGAACTTAACAAGTATGCCAAGCCAGCTGCCCTCAATGCTATTCTCGTGTTCTTCATTGTGTCTAATGGCCTAGCTCAAAAAGAAGCTATTTCTAATGAACCTTTTTAAACTTAAAGATTACACGTATATTATAAGAAAATGGCGTCTGTCACTGCGTTTAATGACATGCTCTCCCAATTTCTTGTGGAATTGCACAAGACATTTCCAGAGGAAAAAGGTATCAAGAAGATGACTGCTTCGTTTGAGGTGATCAAGCAGTCCAACCCCCGTCTCGTTGTTGACGGTTTCATGAAGGGTGTGACTCCCTACGCGGATAAGATTTCCGCAAAGGATGAATCATTCTTACTTGAAGAAATTGAGAATATTGACTTTCTTAAGGATCTCAACATCAAGAGTTACTGGACTCGTATGAGTGCCAACACACAAGCTGCTACATGGCAGTATCTTCAGACCCTATACATGCTTGGTACGACTATCAATGCTATTCCAGCGGATACCCTCTTTCAAATTGAACAGATTGCAAAAGGTGTAGCTGACAAGATGCAGACGGATGGTGGTGAGCTTGATCAAGACGCTCTCATGCAGATGATGGGTAGCATGCTTGGTGGTATGGCTAAAAAATAAAACTTAATATATACTAAATGAAGGCTTGGTTTGACGATCCTCAGCAACTTACTAGATCTGATCAGGTTTTACAATTCTGGCCAAACAGTGAACAAACTCCAGAAGACCGAATTAATGCCGCTTCTCGTTTTATAATTTATGCGTGTTGCATTATTTATCTTACTCGCCGCGATCCAAGGATTTTTGTCCTTGGTAGTACTCTTTTAGGCGTTCTTTATGTTATGTACAAGGCTAAGATGATTAAGGAGGGTTATGGTTTCAGCGTGAGTGGTGATGAGCGTGGGTGTCAGATGCCTACCCAAGATAATCCAATGGGTAATGTTCTCATGACAGATTACACAGATGCACCAAACCGCCTTGAAGCCTGTTATTACCCAACAGTCAAGCCATTCGTCCAATCCTATTTAGATGATCGCATTCCATATGACGCGGGTAGATCTAGATCCCCTCTCCCTCAATACCAGCGCAATGCATCGGCTCGTCAGTTTGTGACTGCCCCGGTCTCAAAGATTCCAGGCGATCAGACTGCTTTTGCGGAATGGTGCTATGGGCCTAAAAATGGCCCTAACTGCCGATCTAATCCAGAAATGTGTAATCCAAACGCCAGGGGTGTTCAGTTAGAGGCTTTCGCGGGTCTTGACCCAGCTGGTGATAGCCGAGTTTCTCATCGGGGGTATGGAATCGGTCCTTCGTAATATAAATATTCTCATGTAATAATAAATATGGCATACCAATTACAACCTGGTCTTGCAATAGTTCAAAATGCGGGCGCTCTCCCATCTGTGAAAGCCACTGAGGAAGTTTTCGTCTATCCTCAGCCCAGTACCCTTAACTACTGCTGTCGTCCAAATACTATGCTCTACGGCACTGCCCCCTACATGGCAGGTAAAGGTTCCCCAGCGCAATATATTGAGGTGAGTGATCAACTTCGTCCTCAATCTACCACTCGTTTTAACAAGGTTATTGTGCCAACATATGAGCGTAACCTCTTTCCACTCACCAACATGGAGTGCAAGGTTCCTCTTCGTTCCATGACCTATGAGCCAATGAGTACTCGCGCGGAACTCCAGAACGGCCTCTTTCACCAAAGATACGCTAATAAAAATGTTACTAAAAAATAAGAATGGCGGATCCCATTTCACTTGCAGCTATTGCTGGTTTAGTTTTTGCTGGTAGATCGTTGAGTACCAAGTCTGAACCAGAGCCAGTTCAGAAGACTGAAATGATTACTCCACAGCAGCCCCAAGAACCCCAAATTACTTATGATGATGACGTCCCTGAATTCGTTGAACGTGGTTTTGAGCCACGTGTAGAGATACCACAAAAGAGAGAAATGGGAAGTTTTGCCGACATCGCTTATCAACAGAGAAGTGGTGGTCAAGAGATTCTCAACATGAGAAACCGTATGTATGACACTGGGCGTATGAACAACCTCTCTCCAATTGAGAAGCAGATGGTTGGTCCAGGCCTTGGTGTTGGTCCGGATACTCCAGCGAGTGGTGGTTTCCAGCAGCTTTTCCGTGTGAATCCTATCAATGTTGGTGAATACCGCCTCACTACACTTCCAGGACGATCCGGTCCAGCTGCCGATGTCACTGGTGGTCGGGCAGCCGTTGTTGGTCAACTTACCCATAACAAACCAGAGACGACTGCTCACCTTCCATCTCGTCTTCCCACTATGCCTGGTCGCGCCCAAGGTATGTCTGGTGCGATACCAAGAGCCAGTCATCAGAAGACGATGAGAACCACTAACCGTTCTGAGACTGGTCATCGTGGAGATGGCCTCGGTTTCAATGGCGCCAAGCGGTTCATTTCTGCTCAAACGATGCCACAGGATCCTACCCGCTTCAAGAGTGATCGTAATGACATGCAATTTGAGCATTACGCGCACGCGGCTCCAGGTATTACCAACTTCCGTGGTGCCTACGAGACCAGTGCTGCTGCTAAGGTGACTTCTAAGACTAACGAGGAGTTGATGAAATATGGCTTCCGTCCAGAAGATCGTCGTGGTAAGGCTAACCGTATGGGCAACAGGGGACGTATGAATGTCAGAGAGAGTGCTCTTAAGCAGGGTGGCGCTCTCACAGCTGTTCGTACCGACACCTCTCGTATTGATGGGCGTGTGAACGGTCCCAACGGTGGTTGGACTCAAAACTATCAGCAGAAGCCATTCCATCAGTTCAACGCCTACAAGGGCAATGAGAATCCCAACTCTCGTAACTTGGATATCGCGAAGAGGCAGCTTTACAACAACCCTCTCGCTCACAGTCTTTCCTAAATTACACCTGATTAGTTAAACAAAAACAATCATTAAAATTATATACCTTAATTTTAATGAAGGTTCATACCCTTGATATAGACTCCAGTGAGAGAGATACAAATGTGTATACATACGCTAATAACTACACGGTCACTCTCAAAGAACCTATTTATGACGTTGCACAAATTAAACTCGTGTCTGCCCGTATTCCAACTCCACAATTGACAACATGTGCTACGAACAAAACATTGAGCATATATGACTCGGGTGCACCCAATGATCTCATTGAAGTCAGCTTAAATGAAACGAACTATACAAACGGTACAGCACTCGCAAATGATCTTGATACTCTCATGCAACCACCATTGACATGTATAGATCAAGTTGTATTTGACTCTGATACTCAAGCTCTTACATTTTCAAATACAGATGTTGGGTCTAGTAACACGTTTACGTTTCAATTTTTTGATGGTACGAATGGTTATTTGAGTAATGCAGCTGTCACTACACCACACCAAGTCATGGGCTTTTCTTCTAAAAATCCACCAGTCAGTGACAGTGTTGTTTCGGGTGCAATAAACTTAGAAGGACCAAACTCACTTATCCTTCGCATGACATCCGGATCAGATGAATTTACAAAAACTGTGTATTCAACGACACCATTCTATACAGGGCACATTCTTTTGGATGGCACAGATGTTATAAACTTTCATGGTGCAGATGATCCTCTCACACACGAGTTTTACAAAGGACCACAGAAATACATAAAAGATATTCAACTAGAGTTTTTCTATATGAGTCATGGACGCCTCATTCCATATGATTTCAGAAATCAAGATCATATTTTGAAATTTGAAATAACGTGCTCTACAGACAAATTACAGGGTCTCCCAAAGGTTCCTCTAGAGGTTGTTGAAAAGGAATTGCCACCACCAATAAGTATCCCTGAGATGGTAGTGGATACTTATAGATGGAAAGACTATCTTTCTATCGGTATTATTGTATTTGTTGGTCTAGTTCTCCTGAGTCTCATGAAAAGACGCCCAAAACTTAGCGGGTAATCGCGAAGACTGGCTGGGCAGGCTTGGAGACGCGGGTGGAGATATTGGAGATGATCATGTAAACCGCGATGGAGAGGAGGGTGGTGAGGATCGCGGTGAGGGTGTACTGAGTGCCACCGTTCTTGGGCACACGGATCACCTGCTGAATGAACCAACGAACGAGGTCCATCCACGACATGGCAGCCGCGAAGGAGAAGCCCGCGACAATGGAGTTGAGGGACTGGGTCTCGAGCTCCTGAGAGACGAGGTTGACGGTCTTAAGCGCTTGGGCGGTCATATCAGCCATTGTGAGTTTTTATAACATATGTCTAGAAAATATTATTCGGGTAATAGTTCCTCTTTTTGTACTAACTTTTTATACTTTGGTCTCCTGACAATAGATGACTTTGCAAAGATTTGCTCTTCACCATCCGAATCTCCATCAGTGCTGGATTCAGAATCGTCATCATTTGTCACATGAAATGATTTGTATTCAGAAATCGTCCACCCCTCCGGCTCCGATGTACTCATTACTATTAATGGCATTTTTTAACATCTGTTCTGTCGGGTTTTGGGGAACCCAAGTATCCCACCGATCAACAGCCTCATTAACTTGGTTGAAAATAGGATCGGTACCCGAGTACCTAACAAACTCCGGGCAATCCTCAGGTTCAACATCTTCTTCACCCTCTTCCATCTCCTCTTCGGTCAACTCCTGTTCGTAAATTTCGGGCATCGTAGAACCAATAGTTTCACCAACTTTATACATAGCACAGTACTTCATCGCATATTCCATATCTTCAGATACTATGGTATCTCTTCCACAAGCTTTGGCATATTCGGCTGAAAGTAGAGTAGCCTTTTCCATGACGGGTAGGAGGAGGTTGGTCATCGTCTTAATATATTGTTCTAACATTCCATCCCCTGCATCACCAAATCCAGTTTGCATGTTCATTTTAGTATTTAACGTCAAAAAGAGTTCGGGCAGTTCCCTCACTAACACGAAGAATGTTATGACTGAGAGCGTAGACTTTAAACTGTCTTGCATAATCTGCACAAGGTGTCAGACTTAGGTTGAGAATCTGCTCTTTGATAAGACTAAAATTGATTTGTCCAGTTGGATACCATTTCTCTGGTTCTAGGGCAAAACTATACGAATAGAATCGCCTGATGAGTTGTGTCTTGGAGTGATGAATAGCAGCCTGCACAGCCTTGAGAAAGATGACGTTACCCGTTTCTTGTGTGATGATTGGCTGCCCATCTAGATCAAGTGTAAGATAGTCCAAGTTTTCGTACAAGATGTATTTTCCACCTGTATCAGCTAATGTATTATCGTAATCAAATGGAGTTATGAATTGCCCCTCACCCGTTCCTACATCACCTTGTCTCTGAATCACAAAGTAAAGTTCCTTGACGGGATTTACAAAATCTAATTTAAAGTTACCAGTTTGTTCACCTTGAGCAATATCAAAAATATTCTGTTGAACCTGAGTTATGATGTAATCCTTCTTCTCTGTCTCAAGTTTGATTCGGTCACATGGATCAAGGAATATCACTTCTGCACACAATCTAAAGTCCTTAATATGAATTGTCCCGGGTGTCACGGGTTGAAGTTCTCCGGTAGTTCCCTTTATGATTAAATGATCGTGGTCACGGAGTTTAATCTCAACTTCAACTTCTTGGTTTTTGATGGCACAGAGAGGCACCGCCAGTTCAGGATTGTTGTAAAAGTAAAACGGCAAATCCACAAAGAACTCATCTTCGGTGTTGGCGGTGCCAATCACTCCAAGGATGTCTTTATCAGATACCCTCGTTGAGACTGTACGCTCTGGATACTTACCAATGAGCTCTTTGAGGGCCCGTTGCTTTGTTTGTGTGACATTATGTTCTGAATATATTTGAAGATAGTCACTGGGTAATCTCTGAATAACTTTTCCACCCACGATGAGATCAGCATACTCAATGAGTGCATGACCTATGGATTCTATGAACCTAGGATCATCATAAATGACCGTAGAAATAGTGGGTAACTTCAATTTTATACTGAGACCCGCGAGTAAGTCACCAGTATTTTGAGCTATTCTAAACCTCGCTTGACCTCCAAAATCCACAAGATTTTCTGAATCTATATTCACATATTCTCTTGCAAAGTTTGTATGTTTTCTGAAACTTTGCAAAAAGTATGTATAGTCTGGATCCACTGTAAAGAACCTGTCTTGGGCTCCAGATGCTAAGAGCTGTACGCGGCCAGCCATTACTACTATAACAATCTAAAATTTTAAACCTGCTAAACCACCATTCACACGAAGTATGTTGAAGTTCACTGCATATACACGTGTATTGTTATCGTCAACATCATTTATGGGGTCAATCTGAATAGTAAAAAGTTTGTGAGATATTCTACTCATGTTTATTTGACCAGTTGGATAATACATTTCTGGTTTGAGTGCAAAACTATACATACCAAACTCAGATTGTCTATAGTTTGTGGCGGCAACGTATTCAGGTGGGCTTATATGGTGTTTTAGGGCTTGTTCATATACAAGGAATTTATGATCCCTATCAAAAACAATTTCGTTATTGAACTTTAATTTGACATTCAAAAGTTTATTGTATCTATTTGGGTGATTAGCACGAACCGCTGCTTCCGATTGAGACACGAAGAAAAGCTCTCTCACTGGATGTGAAAAGTTAAGCATCACAGACTTTGTATTCTCTCCGGCTTTCATCACAAACTTAGACATTTGAACCTGGGTGATGACATAATCAATTGGTCTAGTCATGAGGTACCGTCTCTCCTTATCAGTGAGAAATGCAAACTCAGTATCTATGGAACACTTCAACAGATTTGCGGTGGCATTTTCGGGGTTGCTACCAGATACAAGTTCAGCGAGTGGACGTAATTTAATCCTTACTTCAACGAGCTGTTTCGTGAGAGCACAAGTTGGAATGGATAGACTTGGATTACGATAAAAGTAAAATGGAAGATCCATAAAGTATGTATAATTTCCGGTATAAGCGATGGTTTGACCATGACTATTTAAGAAATAAACTGTCTGGTCTGTATCATCATCCGTATTGTGAAGCTGCTGATGCATATAAATGTATTCACCTGTCAGTTTTTGTATAGTTTGACCACCAATTAGAAGCTCAGCACTCTCCACCAAGTGTGAAATAACAGATGGACACCACTCATACCCAGACGAAGGATCATCCAGTGTGACTTTTAGTGTCATATTTCTGATAACATCACCCTTGTCGTTTGGTATCCTATAGTGAAGAGTCTTTCCAAAATCCAAATCGGAACCCTCAAATTGTGTTTCAACATAATCAATTGCAAACTTTGTGTGTCTCCTAAAATTCATCAGGAAATACGAAAACTGTGGATCTCCTGTAAGCCATTGATCTTGGACTCCAGTGGCGGCAAGTCTCAAGCGACCTGACATTCCTATAGTATGTGAGTAAAATTTTGCTAAATAAAACGGAACACTACTGTAGAATGAACCTCCAGTTGCGGAAATTCAAACCTGAGACGATATCAGATGATAGGGTTTGTGTATTTATTGGAAAACGTAACACAGGTAAATCAACCCTAGTCAAGGATATCATGTACCATAAGAAACATCTCCCAGCTGGTATAGTGCTATCAGGAACAGAGGAGGGTAACCATTTTTATTCGGACTTTATACCAGATCTATTTATTTATGGTGACTACGATAGAGATGCTATAGAAAGGGTAATGGCTAGACAAAGAAAGTTAGTTGGTGCGGGAAAGACAAATTGTGGAGCTTTTATGCTTTTGGATGATTGTATGTACGATTCAAAGTTCCTTAAAGACACGTGTATCCGACAATGCTTTATGAACGGGAGACACTGGAAGATCTTCTTTATGCTGACTATGCAGTATGTGATGGACCTCCCACCAGCACTTCGAGCTAATGTGGATTATGTCTTTATTTTGAGAGAGAATATCATACAAAATAGAGAAAAACTTTATAAATCATTCTTTGGTATATTTCCATCATTTGATATGTTTTGCAAGGTTATGGATGCCTGTACAGAGAACTATGAGTGTCTCGTATTAGACAATACTGTAAAGTCTAATAAGATCACCGATTGTGTGTTTTGGTACAAAGCAACTGTGAGAAAGGGGTTCAGGGTTGGAAGTCCAGACCTATGGAGACTTCATAAAAGGATGTTTAATCCCAAGTATCTCACACAAAAAGAAGATGATGCCAAAAATGCTAATAAGAAGACTAAACTGAAGATTACGAAGACGAAATAACGAATAAGTATTCAGTCACTTTAGTAGAACGATTCTTTAGATTGCGGCTACCTTTGTAGCAACTATATTCAATCTCAATTTTTTCATGGGTGTATGGTTTAAGGATTTCACCCCACTCTTCTAATGTGAGGAAACCCTCACTGTTGTAGGAGACCAAGGTATGTTTAGCCTTTTGAGTTGAAAGTTCTAAGGTACGTTTCATAGCTTCTTTGATTTTGTTTTTATAGTTGTACTGACTTTTGTTCCAATTTCCCGGGATACCTGATACTTTTGAAACTGTCTGAGGTCTCTCGTTGGTACAAATTAAGTTTAGCATGAAATAATTTGATCCATACGGATGTTGATTGTATGGTGGATCTAAGTATATGAGATCAATACTTGGTAATTTTTCCAAAAATTCACATGCATCTCTACGGTGGACTTCAACGTCCTTAACTTCATACCAGACGGGAAGATCTAATATAATCCGCTTTGTGATTCTATCCTGTGCATGACCATTCTTACCACCCCATCCACCTTTATGGAAACCCTTGAAGACACCAGATGTATTTGTATGAATACTCGCTTTCACAAGGAGTGGTCCAAGACAGTAATCTTTTAGATTGTCTGGTACATTCTTATCAATGTATGTCAGCATACCGTCAATCCTCCTGCCATTCTCGGGTGTATAAAAGGACCTCTCTTCAGATGCATACATTTCGGTTATAAATCCACATACATCTGGACAATTATTCATTCCTTCTATATGGGTATCTATTTCATCCTGATCAGCCCAATTAGGAGTTTTGAGGAAACAATTGGATATAACTTCACAATACCTCTCCAGGTCATTCACGTATATTTTATCAACGCGTGTCAGTAACATTCTTGATACAACACCAGAACCAGAAAAGGCATCGGCACATGATTTTGGTTGAAGTCTTTTCACAACTTCTTCTATTTTGTTAACAAGTTTTCGCTTATTACCAATGTATGTAATCATAGGTTGGTGAACATAGAGATCCATACTTAATTCATTATCTAATGATTTCTCTAA